GCCACGATACTTCTTCCGTCCATGGGACGGTTTTGAATGTGATCCATTCCCCTGACGTGTCTTTTTTGGCCTGCTAGGAACAAAATTTTGTCCGCTAAGTGATTTAGCCATCAGATCCCATCAGTTGTATTCAGGTTCTGGTACTTAAGAGCAAGCCCAGTAAACAAACCATGCTGCGGATGGCTGATTTGGTCACGACCATCAAGGAAAAACAGCTCCTCAAGCCATAACGTCCGAGCAGCCATCGCTTGCACGTCTTCCGCTCCAGGCTTAGCGGCGATCATCGGGTCAGGGCGTTTCATCGTTCAGAAGACATAGAAAGAAGCGCCCAACCCATTACGAGCAGGACGCCAGTTGCGATTCCAGCAAGAAATGTCACCAGGGCGTTCCAGTGCCAGTGGTCGGGGTGCGCTTCTCAGTCAGCTGTGCATCCAAGGCAGCGTGGATTTCTTCCACCTTTTCCGCACCACCAAGCTTTTGCTGGAGCCAGGAGATTGCCTGTGCTTCGGTCACATCGTCATAGGCAACCATGTCGTCAGCATCAGGTGCATCGAGACCGATTGAGCCATACGCTCCAGCGGAATACACACCGTCTTCAGTCACGGCTGACACCGTGTAGTGGAGCGTGGTGATGACGCCGTCACTCAGATTTCTGTCGCATTGACCGACTTTCCAGGTGTAGGTGTTAGCCATGGTGAAAGAAACTCAGAATTAGTGTAAGCGTGGTTGCGCCGCTGTGACACGGGGCGGTTAGCGGTTACTCAGCCTCAAGGGCTGCAACTTTGGCTTCTAGGGTTTCGATGCGATCTTGAGCTTCCTGCAACGCTTTGATTGCCATCCACATCATCTGCTGTTCTTTAACACCTTTACGCAGAATCTCTTCTCTAGCAGGCGTTACAACGTTGCCGTCATCATCAAGTACAGCTTCCGCAGCGCTTTGCTTAATCCAGTCAGAAATAAGTTCTGGACAATGCTGTTCTACTTGCTGAGCAATAACGCCGTAGCGTTTGTCGTCAGCGTCAGCATCTTCGTTGTAATGAAACTTTTTAAGCTCCCAATTCTTCAAACAACCCCAAGTGCTATCAAGCGTTTCAATGTTTTTCTTTTCACGCTCGTCACAAAGGTTTGAGTCATTGCCGCTGTAATTATAAAGCCCACCATTACTTGCAAATCTAAATCTAAAAGTAGTGGCATCCTCTCCCTGAATAAATGACGACCCAGTATCATTTTGGGTTACAGCACTATAATCAATAAGGATTCCAGAAGGAGTAGTGCCAGAATGCTCAATTCTTAGAGCATATACTGAAGCGTTAGATTGGCAAAACTCGTGCGATGTACTAGAAACGTTTTGGTAAGTTCCATCAGTACTTGATTTAAAGGCACCAGCCGATGTAATTCGCATCCGCTCGGTCGTAGCAGCCGCACCATCCGCCGTCGTGCTGAATACGAGGCGACCTGGCATGTCATCAGAACCAGGCGTGCCGTCTACTACGCCACTAATTCTTGCGCCCTCTACGAGTTTGCTGCCGTCAGCCCCATGGAACGAAATCGCGCCCAAGTTGTCGTTACTTTGGACAATTGTGTTGCTGCCTGCAGATGTGCCGCGACTTTTTCCTAAAACAAATAAATGCTGCCCCGCATCATTCGAATTGTGGACGAATGAAGTCGCTCTAGTTCCATTATTTGTGCCTTCAACATTCAGTAAAGCATTTAAACCTGTGGACTGAAAGAAATCCGAACGCCCACTGGTGTTGTTAAGCAACAACCGCCCCGAGCTGGTGATTCGCATCCGCTCGCTGCCTGTAGTTGTTGGGGTATTTGCGGTTACTCCGGTTTTGAAAAGGATTCCGCCCGTATCCGTACCAATAACCGTTCCAGTGCTATTACAAGAAAGACCTGCTGAGCATTCACCTGTTGCCGTAATGCGGAGAGTTGCACTTGCTGCATCAGGAGTTCCTTCTACTTGCAATCTTGTGCCAGGCGACGTGGTGCCGATGCCAACCCGCTGCGAGGTGTCAATACTTAGAGCACGGGTTCCATTGGTATCGATTCCAAAATTAGTTTGGCTTTCGTCGTATTTAATTGTGGCTTTTGCAGTGCCGCTGTTGGAATTTGTATGGAAAGCAATAAACGCATCATTGGCGCTGCCGTTGTTATCACTATCAGCGACAAGATTGACTGAGCAAGTACCGGTAGATGCAACTTCAAAAGTTGCGGCAGGGCTTGTCGTGCCGATGCCCACGGATCCCGAACTCGTAATTCGCATCCGCTCAACAGCCTCGTTTGGACTTTCATCACGAGTTGCAAAGGCAAGGAAGAAATCTTTATCTGCATCACTGCTATTTTCTTTGCCACCGTAAATAGCAGCGCCGTCCAGTGGAATGTCAGGACTTGTTCTATATTTTGTTGAGAATACAATCCCTGCTCGCGGCGAAGAGCCAAAAGCAGTTGTGTCATTAAAGATTCTAAGCTGACCCTTTACGTCTCCAGTTCCGTTAGCATTTGTGTCGGCTCCGTGCACGTCCAAAGGCATGGCAGGCGACGAGGTGCCGATTCCCACGTTCCCACTTGAGTCGATCCTGAGTCGCTCGCTAGGTGATGACGCTCCATCAGCTGTTGTATAAAACACCAAGGTGCCTGGCTTATCATCTGCGCCTGATGCTGCGCCTGCAATAGCTGTAATTCTTGCGTGCTCTTGTTTGCTACTGCCTGCATTGGAGTAAAAACGAATCAGTCCAATAGAGTCATCAGCGGCAACAGTGGAATCATCTCTGTAAAGCACCATATTGGCGCCCGCAGTAGCACCCATCTGCAAGAGTGCGTTATCAGTGGCAAGAACAGCAGAGCTTTCACCAATTAACAGCCGACCTGAGCTATCAACAACAACGCGCTGCGTGCCGCCAGTTGCAACAGAAATCTCATCAGCTGCACTGAAATACAGACCAGTGTTCGTATCTGTGCCGCTATAGAAACTTGGAGCGGATGCACTCCCAGCAGGGAACTTAACTTTGCCGTCTGCACTGATAACACCAGTAACGTCCAGCGTTGAATCAAGCGTTGCCGCTCCAGTAACGTCCAGCGTTCCAGGGACATCAACATTGCTGGTAAACTCAACGCCTGATCCAGCAACATCGGTCTGCAGCAGTTGACGTGCAGTACCGTTCGCCAGCTTGCTAACTGCAATCTCTGCACTGGCGTTGATGTCAGCATTGACGATCGTGCCATCAGTGATCATCGTGCTGGTGACAGTTCCCGTATCTCCCGTGCTCACCAAAGTGCCGGAAACATCAGGCAACGACAGGGTTCTGTCAGCCGTTGGGTCAACTACCGTCAGCGTACTTTCAAAAGCGTTATCTGTTGCACCCTCAAACGTGATGACGGCGTCTTCACCCAGCGACACCGTTCCAGTAAATGTCGGGCTAGCAGCTCCAACCTTTTCAGTATCAAGCTCTTCAATTGCAGACTGAACGTTAGTCGCTGCAATGTTGCCTGCTGCCGTAAATTGAACGTTTGATGCCTGCTGAGCAGTCACCGTATCTGAAACGTCAATCTCCGTATGTACGCTGCCGTTAGACAGCAAAAAGTCAGGCGGATTTAGCGCAACCGTTGGCGCGGGTGATGTGCCGGTGCCAGCCTCACTAACAATGACGTAGTACCCCTTATTGGAATCAGAGGCAGCAGGCAGTGCCGAACCAACTTCATAGCCAACAGCGGTGCCCTCGGAGGTCACTGTGGCAACTAGGTTGGTGCTGGCATCATATGTACCAGCAAGGACAATCTCACCAACGCTGATGCCGATCGGCTGCCAAACGTTTCCGTCCCAAAGGAAATAATCACCTGTGATTGAATTCAGGTGGGTTTGACCAATAAATGCACCGCCAGCTGGAGTCGTTTCTGCAATCGTTGCTGTAGAACGATCGGCAAGTTTGTCTGCGGTAACTGCATCTGATGCAATACGTGCAGTTGGTACAGTTCCGGTCGTAATCTTGTCTGCATCAAGATCGGGAATATCAGCTGCAACCAGCGATTCCGTACCAGTGATATGGCCTTCCGTGTCGAACGTGACCTTGGAAGCAGTGCCTGCAGTGACTGAGTTGTCGTGATTCAGTTCACCCGCGCCAGTAACGCCAAGGCCAGAGCCAGGCTTAACTACGCCGATAGTTGTTGAAGTGGCAACTGGAACATCAGCAGCAGCAATTACGCGACCGCCAGTCACTAAACCATTGGCGTCATACTGAACAATGTGGTTCTCAGTCGTTTCCGCAGTAACGGTGTTATCAATGGCGATTGTGTCGCTAGACATCGTCAGGCCATTGCCGTTGACGATCACACCACCCTTTCCAGTAGTGCTCGCAGTCGGCAGATCCGTTCCGATAATCGCCCTGTAGCCAACCGTTCCACCAGCACCAGTAGGGCCAGCAAGGAACTGTGCAGCTGCAGTGGTGTCGTCCAGCGTTGCGCTGACAGTAACCGTGTCGCCACTGGTAGAAGTGACGATATTGACCTCACCAGTGGTGCTGCCGTTTACAACGTTGATCGAACCAGCGCCTTTGACCGAATCCCACGCAGACCCGTCCCAGACATAGATCTTGTCGTCGTCAGTATCCAGCGCAATCTGACCGGTAAAGTCGCCAGATGCAGGCAGCGTTGAAACCAGCGTCACGCTGGAGTTATCAGCCAATTTGGCTGCCGTCACAGCCGAATCGTTAATTTTCGCAGTTTCGACCGAAGACGCTGCCAGCTCTGCAGTGTCAATCGCCCCAGCCGAAAACAGGATTTTGGCGCTTGGAATCGTTGCGTCAGAGATCAGCGTTGTGCCATTTGCGATCAGGTCGCTGACCGTCAGCTTTTTAGTTTCACTTGCGCTGTCGTCAACAACAGCAACCACGTCTGCTGCAACCAGATCAGCCCCAGCAAGGCTGTTAAGGGCACTGATCTTAAGGTCAGCCATGAAACCCTACGCATGAACCACGATGGGTTCATCATAGAGGCGCGATCATGTCTGTTCCAGGGCGATCTTGTCGGCTGTGCTTTGTTCTGTAATCAACTCGCTGTCGTCTTCCTGGAGCAGCTTGCCTGGTGTCTCAAGGTTCATCCGCAACTGAATCGTTCCAGTGCTAATAAAATCTGCTTGAATTTGCACCGTATTGTCTGGAGCAAACTGCACAGCGCAACCAGTTAATACTCCTGTGAACTCATAAAAGACTTCGTCGTTATCGTTGGCAGCCACACCACCAGGGTTGTGAATTGTGCGCTTGATATAGAAACGAGCCTTGAATTGACTGCCGACCCTAGTCCGTAACGAAAGCTCAACTAAATAATTTGGTAGTTCTTCAGCGGCGTTGCCGGTGTACTCCCAAAAGCAAGACATCCGGCCTGAGCCAGACATCAACGTGCTAATCCTGTTGCGAAACTCGTCGGAAAGCGTTGTGGTGTCTACGGTTTCCCGCTCAGTGTTTAGCTCAAAGCCATTGACTTGCGCTAACACTAGATAGTCAGTGTTTTCAACCTTGACTCGAATCGGAATATCATCCCCTGGAGCGGCTAAGTCTGTTGCGTTGGTCGTTCCGCCATTGATTGCATTAGAAAACGAGTCATAAAGCCTGATGCCGTCTAGCTCATCAACGTGAATAAACTTCTTGACGCTGGTCTTGGCGTAGCTGTCGATAAAGTCAAGGTCTGAACCATCAGTGCTTGTGATTTCAATCTGATCGCCACTCAACAACTGGCCGTGCTCAAAATCAAAACTGAACCGCTTCCCAGTTGCGTTTACGTCTGAGGTCTTGATTGTTCCACGTATTTCACCGCCGCCGAACTCCCGCTTCAGCTCGATCTCTCCAAACGTGCCAAGGTAAACACTCATGAGATTGTGACCGTAGACAGTGCTCCGGTGCCCTGGAACGCGATCTCAGCTCGGACAATATCCCCAGTCGCCGCTCCGATTGAGGCACTGGTGACGTAAGCCGTCAGCTTGATGTCGTTGTTATCCGTTCCATCAACCCAACGGAAGGTCAGCTCAACGGTGTCGGAGCTGCTAACGCCAGTTGTGCCGGTCTTGTAAAGCTTGTTCAGCAGATCGGTTGTGTTGATAGCGTTGTCGTCGTCCTTGTAATACAGCAACGTGGCGCTGCCGCTATACCCCGAAATGCCAGGCGTATAGCTGCGAATGTTTTCGCTCAAAGTAGTGGTTTCGAGCGTTTCAAGATTGGCGGACAGCGAAAAGTTCACGACCTTGGCAAGGGTCGTCCCAGCAAGCTGCATCACGCCATCTCTGC